GATAACCCTAGACCTAAATTAAAAGACATAATAATACAGGAGATAAGAAAATGTTCTCAGGATCCTGTATACTTCATGAAAAAATATTATTATATTCAACATCCCCAAAAGGGTAGAATATTGTTTAATTTATATCCTTTTCAAGAACAAATATTAAGACAATTTGTATCTGGAGATTATTATATAATAAATAAGTCAAGGCAATTAGGAATATCCACCTTAATATCAGCATATTCATTATGGATGATGTTATTCCATGAAGATAAAAATATATTAGTATTAGCTACAACTCATGATACTGCAAAAAACTTAATTACTAAAGTTAGATTTGCATATGATGAATTACCTTCATGGTTAAAAATAGGTAAACAAGAACATAATAAAACTACATTAAAATTAGTTAACGGTTCTCAAATACAAGCTAAATCAGCTACTGACAACGCAGCCCGTTCGGAAGCTGTAACAATGTTAGTAATTGATGAAGCTGCCTTTATAGAAAATATAGATAATATATTTACTTCCGCTCAACAAACATTAGCTACTGGAGGTCAATGTATTGCTTTATCTTCTCCTAATGGTAGAGGTAACTGGTTTTATAAAACCTGGGTTAAATCTAGAGATAAAGAAAATTCCTTTATTCCTTTACGATTACCTTGGACAGTTCATCCTGAACGAGACCAAACTTGGAGAGATGAACAAGATAGATTATTAGGTAAAAGACATGCTGCTCAAGAATGTGATGCAGATTTTATTACCTCTGGTAATACTGTCATAGAAAGTGAAGTATTAGAATGGTATAATAAAAATTCAAAAGAAAACCCTATTGAAAAACGGGGAATAAATAGTGAAGTTTGGATATGGGAATATGCTGACCTCTCAAAAGCTTATGCATTGGTAGCAGATGTTTCTAGAGGGGATGGAGCTGATTATTCTACTTTTCATATAATGGATATTGAAGCCTGTAAACAAGTAGCTGAATTTAAAGCTCATATAGGAACTAAAGAATTTGCCCAATTAATATATGTAATGGGTATTGAATATAATAGTGCATTAGTAATTATTGAAAATAATTCATATGGTTGGGATGTGTTAGGTCATTTGATAGATAGAAGATATGATAATTTATATTACTCTCCTAAAACAGCTGACTTAAATATGAGTGCTGATGATTATTTATATAAATATGGTAATGGAGATAATATGGTCCCTGGATTTTCAATGAATTTAAAATCAAGACCTTTAATAGTTTCTAGACTAATATCATACTTAAATGATTTATCTGTAGATTTGAAATCTGAAAGAACACTTGATGAATTAGGTAATTTTATATGGAAAAATGGTAAAGCCCAAGCGCAAGCAGGAAGTAATGATGATTTAGTAATTCCATTAGGAATAATTTTGTTTTTACGAGAAACTACATTACATTATAAAAAGACAGGTGAAGAATTATCACGTATGGCTATAAATAATATAAGTAAACAAGAATACAGTGCAGGTGCATATTTACCTAGAACCAATGACGCTGCAAACCCTTATAAAATGCAAAATGGTGCTGGTGGGGTTGAAGATATAAGTTGGTTATTAGGTTAATATTTAATTAAAAATTATGAGTGAAAACAATATAAATAATACATTTTTTCAAAAAGTAAAACAATTATTTTCTACAGACGTTATAATAAGAAACGTAGGAGGTAATCAGTTAAAGGTATTAGATACTTCAAGAATACAACAATTAGGTTCTATCCAAACTAATTCATTATATGATAGATTTAATAAAATTTATACTACTACAGGTAGAAATTCATATAATAATATAAATCAATTCCCAACTTCTAGAATTCAGTTATATACTGATTATGAGGCTATGGATACTGATTCTATAATATGCTCTACATTAGATATTATAGCAGATGAAGTTTCATTAAGGGATGATTTTGGAGATGTATTACAAATAAGAAGCTCAGATGAAACCATTCAAAAAATTCTACATAATTTATTTTATGATATATTAAATATAGAATTTAATTTATGGTCTTGGACTAGAAATATGTGTAAGTATGGAGATTTTTATTTAAAATTAGAGATATCCGAAAATTTTGGTATATATAATGTTATACCATTTTCTTCATATACTATGATTAGAGTGGAAGGAGAAAATCCTGAAAACCCAACAGAGGTTAAATTTAAATATGACCCTACATATACTTCACAACAAACACCATTAGGGCATCAATCATTAATAACTAATATAGTTTCCGAAGAACAAACATTTGATAATTATGAAATAGCACATTTTAGATTATTATCTGATTATAATTATCTTCCTTATGGACGTTCTTACTTAGAACCAGCTAGAAAAATATTTAAACAACTTCAATTAATGGAGGATGCTATGCTTATTCATAGAATAGTAAGAGCTCCAGAAAAACGTACATTCTTTGTTAATGTTGGTAATATTCCACCTAATGAAGTAGAACAATATATGAAGAAAACCATCGATAAGATGAAAAAAACTCCATATATGGATCCCCAAACTGGTGATTATAATTTAAAATATAATGTCCAAAACATTTTAGAAGATTTTTATATTCCTGTTAGAGGAAATGATACTTCTACAAAAATAGAAACTACCCAAGGATTAACATTCAATGCTATTGAAGATATTGAATATTTAAGAGACAAATTATTCGCAGCACTTAAAGTACCAAAAGCGTATTTCGGTTATGAAAAAGATTTATCTGGTAAATCTACATTAGCTGCCGAAGATATTAGATTTGCACGTACTGTAGAAAGAATACAAAGAATTATTATATCTGAGTTAACAAAAATAGCCTTAGTTCATCTTTATTCTCAAGGATATGAAGGTGAATCTTTAACTAACTTTGAATTATCATTAACCACTCCATCTATTATATATGACCAAGAAAGAATTGCACTTCTTAAAGAAAAAACTGACTTGGCTGTAACATTAAAAGAAAATAAATTATTACCATCAGATTGGATATATGATAATATATTCCGTTTTTCTCAAAATCAATATGATGAATATAGAGACATGATAATAGAAGATGTTAAAAGAGACTTTAGACTAACTCAAATAGAAAACGAAGGTAATGACCCATTAGAATCTGGAGAGATTTATGGTACTCCTTCAATATTACAACAAGCAGCTTCACAAAATAGATATGGTTCTTCGACAGATGTTCCAGATGGATATGATGAAAAAAATACAACATTACCAAGTGCTAGATTAGATAGTAACCAACATGAACCATTAGGAAGACCTAAAGAAAAAACATCTATATATAATACACAAGATAGCGGTTTAGGAAAAGATAGATTAGGTTCATATCAAATGAAAAAGGATAATACAGACTCTGATGATATTAACCCACCTACGAAAAAAGGGGCATTAAGATTAGAAAACACTAAAGCTATATATCATACCATGAAAAGTTCATTTCCTTCACGCAAACAAAAATTGTTTGAGTCATCTAATTTATTAGATGAGGAAAATATTTTAAATGAAGACGATATTGATTAATATTTATAAAAAATACATTAAATGAAGAAGATTTCTCATTCGAAATATAAAAACACAGGATTAATATTTGAAATATTAGTAAGGAAACTTACTAATGAAGCCGTTAACAATCAATCTCCTAAAGCATTAGGTATTCTTAAAAAATTCTTTGTAAAAAAAGAATTACAAAAAGAAAACAAACTTTATCAGATAGTATCTCAAACTCAAAATTTATCTGAATCTAAATCAGAAATAATATTGAATACTTTATCGGAAATTGGAAATAGATTAGACCATAAGAAATTAATAAACGAAAAATACAATCTTGTAAAAGAAATTAGGGAAAATTATGATGAAGATGAATTTTTCAAAACTAATATTCCTAATTATAAAATATTAGCATCTACTTATATTGTATTAGAATCTTTAAAATATAAAAACCCTAATATTAATCAATTAATAGAGTCTAAAAATACATTATTAGAACATCTTACTAATACTCCATTAATGGAATCTGAGATTTATAATGAAATGGCTCAATTAGATAAAGGTGAAAGATATTTAGTATATAAATTAATGTTAGAAAAATTCAACAAGAAATTTAAATACTTAAACCCTGACCAAAGATTAATATTAAAAGAATATATTAGTAGTATGTCAGAAAATGACACTAATTTAAAAAAATTAGCATATAAACAATTTAATGAATTAAAAGACTCTATATTAGAGAATGCTGAAAAAGTAACAGATAAAGTAACTAAGATTAAATTAGAAAATATTATAACATACATAGATCCTATATTAGAATCTAATAAAATTACAGACGATAATTTAAGTTTATTATTCCAATATCAACAATTAAATGAAGAACTCTCCAAAGTCATATAAAATAGTTAAAGAAACTATGAGTACAGGGGGTGGTTCTGCTGGTGAATATAATACTAAATTAAGTAATAAAAGAACTAAAAATGAAATAAAAATTCATAAACCATCAAGTGGGATTATAGATAGGTCTTCACCCCATATGGGATATGTAAATAGCGACCTAATCAGAAAAGTATTAAATAAAAAATTTCCTGATACTGGATATAATACATATATAGATGCTTATATTGAAGATGTTTCAAATCTAAGTAATAATCATTTAGATACTTATAAAAATATGACTATATCAGAATTAATTACAGATTTTGAAAGTTATATAGAAAATGAGAAAGAATTATATTTAAATGAAGATAAAAAAATAGTATGTTCCAAATGTGGTTGGGATTGGAAATTAAGTGAAGGGGGTGATGATCCTTATACTTGTCATAAATGTGGTAATATAAATGAAAATAAAGAACCAGCTTCAAGGCCTAAAAAATTACAAGATACTAATTCACCTACAGGTTTTGAAAGTTCACCTAACCCAAATATGTACACTAAAACAATGAAGTTTAAAATAGTTGATCCAAAAGATAGAATAAATAGTAAAGATTTATGGAATCCCAAAAAGGGACAACCTAAATTTGACAGTTTTCCCCAATCTAAAAAGGTATATGAAATAAAAGTAAACAAACCTATCCCTCCATATCCTGGAGATGAAAAATTTGATGATTGGTTTTATGAATATTTTTTGAATTTTGATGAAGGGACCCAAGAAGATGATGATATGTTCGCCGTGATAAATAAATGGAAATTTCCATTGGGTCATATAGAGGATGGATTACTACCAGGGTTAAGTAAAATAAATGATGATAATAAAATAGGATTTTATAAAGACATTATAAATTTATATAGGAAATTCAATCCTAAAGATAGAATAATTTTTAATAATTTAAACGAAGGGAAATATTCTAAGTTTAGAAAAAAAACACAAAAACGACCACCTCATGAACAGCTACACATGGCTGTTAGAGAAATTCAAATGAAAATGGATGAAGTAAATAGATTAGTTGATTTTACTTCAAAAATGAAACAAGAATTAAAAGAAGATGAATCTGGATTAAAATATTTAAAACGAACTAAAAATTCAATAGCTAAAATTCAAGAAAAGGTTCAACAAATAAATAATAAAATTAAAACATTAATAGAATAATGACAATTCATAAATTATACGAACAATATCAAGAAGGAACAATTACTAAAAGTAAGTTCCTATATGAGGTAAGAAAACAAGAATTACCTTACTTATCAAAATTTAACTCTTTTGAAGATACTATTACTATATTAAAAAATAAACATCATTTAAAAGAAGCAAAAGAAAAGAACCCAGAATTACCTACAGTAGATTGTAAAACTATTGATATGGTATCCCCATATGAATATTCTAAGGGAATGAATTTTGAATTAAAAATAGAAACTGATTCATTTGGTCAAAATACTCCTAAAACGGAAGAGGTATTAAAGGCTCAAAAAAAAGTTTTAAGAAACTTATCTAAAAATCCATATTACTATACTCAAAAATTAATGACTGATGAAGAAAAGAAATACGAAAAAGGTAATGAAAGAGAATATGAATTAAAAAAACAAATGATTCATAATAGTAAAAAAGGTCTTATTAGAGAATCACGTGATATCTCAGATTCTGATTTATGGGATGCTATTGATAGAGTTAGAATCCCTGATGCTATTGAAAGATTAGGATTAACACAAGAAGACTTACTTCATCCAGAAGCATGGGAGCAAATTCAAGATGAATTAGATTATAATGCTGAAATGAATGAAGAAATTGATGAAAATTGTGGTTGTGAAGATCAATTACATAGTATAGGAGAAGATAAAGAAATAGATAGAATAAATATGGATATAAAAGATGTAGCATCTCAATTAGTTAGAGAATGGAGTTTAACAGAAGCAGATTTAGAAGATGAAGATATTATGGCAGAATTACAAGAAGCTTGTAACGCTAAATATAAAGAAATGTTAAATGAAATGGAAGAAGATGAAGGAACTATTGAAGTTGATGATGAAATGAAAGCTAAACAATTAGCTGATCAAGGAATTAATGTTAAGTTAAATAAAAAAATATAATGAAAAAATTATTAATAGAACATTTCCCTCTAGAAATAACTAAAAAAACACTAACAGAAAGTGCTAATAAAATGGGAGGTCCTCTTATTCTAGAAGGAATAATTCAAAGGGCTAATGCTAAAAACCATAATGGTAGAGTATACCCTAAAGATATTTTAGAAAGAGAAATACAAACATATATTGAAGGACCTGTTACAGAAAAAAGAGCTTATGGTGAATTAGATCATCCAGAATCTCAAGTAATAAATCTAAAAAATGTATCACATAATATATTAGAAATATGGTGGGATGGAGATGATGTAAAAGCTAAACTACAAATATTGCCTACTCCTTCTGGGGATATAGCTAAAGCATTAATCCAATCAGGATGTTCATTAGGTATTTCATCTAGGGCTATGGGTTCAGTACAAAATTTAGATGAAAATACAGTAGAAGTACAAGATGATTTATCATTAGTAGGATGGGATTTAGTATCAGAACCTTCAACACACCAAGCATTTGTTAAAGAAGTAGGTGGGTTAAATGAATCAATAAGTAAAAAACAACCAGGAAAATATCATCAAATAAACGAGATAATTTCAGATATTATATGTTCTCACACAGGAGTGTGTTGTTTGAACTAAAAATTAACATAAAAATTAAAGAAGAATGCATTTCCTAAAAAGAAATGCATTTTTTGGTCTTCTTATACATATCTATGGATATATAAGATAAATTATTCCAATATAATTTCCCTCAATAAAACTTTCCAAATATTACTTCTTAATAAGTAATCCGTAAACAAAAACAAAAACTAAAAAACAATGTCAAAAAGTAAATTTTTCAATGAAACACTTGCTGAAGCAAAAGCATTAAAACAAGCAGCTTTGAACAACGCAAAACTTTCATTAGCAGAATCTTTTGCACCAAGAATTAACACATTGATTTCTGAAACATTAAACGAACAAGAAGAGTTAGAAGAAACTTATTCTATTGATGAAGATTTAGATAATCTTCAAGAACAAGAGGAAGAAATTTCTGAAAACTTCTTACAAGAAGAAGATGAATTTGAAACACCAGAAGGATCGGAAGATTTTGGAGGTGAAGATGATTTTGAAACTGATTTCGAAGGTGGTGATGAAATGGGTGAAGAAGAATTAGGTGACGAAGAGGTAGGTGAAATTACTGTAGATGAATTAAAAGACGTTCTTAGAGACGTGATGGCAGAGTTAGAAGGTGGTGATTTTGAAGACGAAGAAATTGGTGATGAATTTTCTGATGATATTCCTAGTGAATTTTCAGATGAAGAAGAAGTACCAGTAGATGAATTGTCTGAAAATATTAACGAATTTTCTAATGATGAAGTAGATTTTGGAAAATCTTTATCAGTTGATGATAATGTATTATTATCTAATATCAAAAAAGCTATTCAAAAATCTCCAGAATTTTTAAAGAAATTATCTGCACTAACACAAAGCCTTCCAGATGAAGCTGGTCAAGCTTTAAGAAATGAAGCTCAAAAAGTAAGTGAATTACAAGAAATTAACAGAACATTAAAAACTACTTTAAAAGAAGTAAATTTAATGAACTCTAAATTATTGTATTCTAATAAGATCTTCAATTCAAGAAACTTAACAGAATCACAAAAATTAAAGGTAATCAAATCCTTTGATAAGGCTGAAAATGTAAATGAAACTAAAAAAATATATTCTATTATAAAAGAATCATTAACATTGAATAGCAAACCAAAATCTCTAAAAGAAAACTTATCATTTGCTTCTAAACCAGCAGGTAATAGTACTAGAGGTAAATTAAATGAAGCTAAAACTGCCGAACAATCTACAGTAAATAGATGGCAATTCTTAGCAGGTATTAAATAATAATAACAATAAAAACAAAAAGAAAAATGTCATTAGTACAAAACTTATTAAACGAAAGTGCTGATTCTGTATATAAATCACAGATGAATGTATCTCAAACTTTAGCTAAAAAGTGGGAGAGATCAGGACTTTTAGAAGGTATGGATGGTAATACTAAAAAAGCTAATATGGCTGTATTACTTGAAAACCAAGCAAAACAATTACTTATAGAAAATACAACCAACCAAGGTGGAGCTACATTCACTGCAGGTGCAGGTGAACAATATGCTGCAGTAGCATTACCATTAGTACGTAAAGTATTCGGTCAAATCGCTGCTAAAGAATTTGTATCTGTACAGCCAATGTCTTTACCAGCTGGTTTAGTATTCTTCTTAGATTTCCAGTATGCAAATACTAAATCTCCATTCACTAAAGATTCTTCATTATATGGTGAAAATTCACAAGAAACACCATTTTCTAATGATGCAGCAGGTGGATTATATGGTGCAGGTAGATTCGGTTATTCAACTAACCAATTCGCTGTAACATCAGCATCTGCAGGATTTGGAACTGTAACATCAGCATCTTTATCAGATGTTCAATACAATGCTACTTATTCAGCTTCAGTTGCTGATGGTACATTAAGATTGATTCCGGTTGCAACTTCATCATTAACTGATTTTGATAAAGACGGTGTGAGAGCATTCGTAGTATCAGGTTCAGGTGTAGATCCAGATAATATATTACAAGAATTCACTAAAATTAGTGGTGGTAATATCGTATTCGTTTACAATGGAGCTCCAACATTAGCAGGTTCAACTGTTTTATATAACAAACAAACTAAATTTAACTTTAGAGGTGATTTTGAGGATTCAACATCAGGGACAGGTTCAATACCTAACGCTGCTTCTCAAACAGATATCGTTATCCCAGAATTCAATATTCAAATGAAATCTGATACAATTTCTGCTAAAACTAAAAAGTTAAAAGCTAGCTGGACACCAGAATTCTCTCAAGATTTAAATGCTTTCCAATCAATTGATGCAGAAGCTGAAGTAACAAGTTTAATGTCAGAGTATATTTCATTAGAAATTGATCTTGAAATTTTAGATATGTTAATTCAAAATGCACCAACTACAGAATATTGGTCAGCAAAAGTAGGTCAAGAATTCGAAGGTGGAAATTTCGGAAATAACAACAACGCAGGTTTATATTACACTAAAATGTCTTGGTTCCAAACAATTGGTGTGAAAATGCAAAAAATTTCAAATGCAATTCACCAAAAGACTTTAAGAGGTGGTGCTAACTTTATGGTAATTTCTCCAACTGTAGCTACAGTATTAGAATCTATTCCAGGATTCGCAGCTGATACAGATGGTGATGCAACTAAAGCTAATTACTCAATGGGAGTACAAAAAGTTGGTTCATTAAACTCTAGATATAAAGTTTATAAAAACCCATATATGTTAGAGAATACTATATTAATGGGATTCAGAGGTAACCAATTCTTGGAAACAGGTGCTGTATATGCTCCATATATTCCAATTATAACAACTCCTTTAGTATACGATCCAGAAACCTTCACTCCAAGGAAGGGAATAATGACGAGATATGCAAAGAAAATGCTTCGTCCAGAGTTTTATGCTCGCATAGTTGTTGCTGACTTAGATGCAATTTAAGAGAATAA